CGTGTTTGCGTCTATTATAGGAGGATTATCCCAGCTAAATATCCTTCCGTTTAGTTCTTTGTGGAGTTGTCTTTCACGTCCGTCAAGAACAGTTGACCATATATACTTAGTTACTCCCTGTTGCTTAAATCTGTTTTTGCGGTATTCAGCAACAAGAAGTTTCGTTTCTTGCCTAGCTAGGAATTTAGCTTTATTCCGTGATACGTTTCTGTGTTTCAGTATCAAGTTTTCCATTGCCTCAGAGCGGTAACCTTGCATAGTCAGTTGCTGAACATCTTTCCTCAGAGAGTTAATCTCCTGGACTGTCCACTTCTTAATATATTTATTCAGGTTGTTTGTGTAGTTCTTGGCAATCTCTCTCAACTGATAATCGGTGAGTTCAGGAGGAACAACACCGAGCGTTTCCATTGACCTTTTGAACTGTACATCAAGGTTGTTTCCGATATCCTTTACCTCAATATCAAAAGAGAGGTTGTCAGAGGCGTATTCCTTAGTGTCTTCAAGGGCGTTTAAATAACTGTCAATCTTCTGTAAATTTTCTTCGTTATGTATGTTCACGTGAGCAATCGCTTGCAGTATATCCGCTGGAATTCGGGCTTGTGGGAGTCCATAGCAACCTAGACTTCGTATCCAGACAGCTCCTAAGTCCTCAAATTCCTTAGCAAGTGAACTTGGCATTTTCCCCCTGTGATAGAAGTGTCCTTTCCCGTCATAGGATAGCCAGCCAGACAAAAGGTTTGATATGATTCCCTTTGAGTTAAAAACTTTCTTGTCTTTAATTACCTCAAATAAATAATCAAATAACAAATCATCAAAGAATTGTCTGATTTTCTTATATACTGGACTTTCAAGCCCCGACTTAATCTTTACTTGAGGAAGTTGTTTCATCATCTTTGTCCTGGATTAACTCACTGTGTGCGAGGTAGTTTTCATCAGCGTTGCCCTTAAGAGCCTCAGTTTCCATTACAACAATGTCTTTCTGTTTCAAGAACTCCATAGCCTCAGAAGGACGCATTAAACCCCTGTCAACCATACCAAAGACGTTATTGAAGGTTTGTGTTATCTGATTCTGCTCATCAAGTCCAGTCAATACCCGTAACGGCGACCACTTAATTGTTAAATCGGGTACTTTCCTTCCGAATAACTGTAAACAACGCAAGTCAACTACCCACTTAATCATTTTCGTACACCGAGGGCGTATTTCCGCATCAATCCTCATATTGTAGTTTTCCAGCATATCTTGTCCACTTGAGAATCCGCTAGCACCCGTTCCCCAAATTTTAGATTCAGGCATTTTTAAGTATGCACAAATCATCTGTCTGATTTCTTGGTTGAATTGAGGTAAACCGCCTACGTTTAGTGTTTTCTGTTGATAATCGTCCGTAGCGTCCATTACTAACATTGATTTATAGTTTTTATTTTGAGCCGCTACATCAACTCTCTTCTTTATTAGCTCAGTTCCGTTAGCTTGCATTAACGTTGTAGATAAACCGTTAATCTTCAACACGTCTATCTTGGACTCATCAAGTAATTCAAGCATAACGTTTTGACTTTTTAAGAACTGAACTATCGGCGGTAAGGTTTGTTCAAAGAAAGATAACCCCCAACCTTGTAAACGCATTTTCACATAGTAAGGTGAGTTTATCCCCAATGATAAGCACGTTCTTGTTTTATCCAACGTTAAACCGTGGAAGTTAAAATTACTATACAAAGCTCCGCTTTCAGGGTCAATCAATGTTGTTTCCCAGCGGTCTGAAGGTATAAACCTTAATCTCCTATTTAAGAGGGATTTTTCGTTCAAGGGCTTCTCAGTTTTCTGGTCAGTATCAGCAATAAGCACGCCACCTCCAAAGAGATAACCCCACTTCATAGCGTCTTTAATCGCCTCCCAATCATCGTTATCTTCCATTACCTGTTTAAGGTGTTCTAACTCATCAGCAGACAATGTTTCTGTTTCTAGACTAACACCACGAGCGAAGGCGTCCTCAATCGGCTGGTCAATAGCTGTCCTTAAAAATCCGTATTGCTTATAAGCGTAGCTCAACACATAAGGATAAAGTGTCAAGAGGTTGTAACTGATATTATACCCGAGGGACTGCATAGCAAGATTCGGACTTTGAGAAGTTACTATTTCTCCGCCGTAGTTGTCAGTCGGGATTCCCAACGCATCTTGCAGTGAATTGTCTAATCTTATATCTTCCATTTTTCCCACCTTTATAAAAGTTTATTTCATACTAGCACAACAGAAGAAAAAATCAAGTTATCTGTTTATTTACTCAGGACAAAACGTTTTTAGACTTTAAATTTCGTCAAAGAGTATCCGTTTTTCCCGAGTGGATACAAAAATAAAGCGACTAGCAAAATTACTAATCGCTTATTTTTACAACAAAAATCTGTTTGTCTAATTTTTCAGGTTATTTATCGTTACTTTTATCCCATATTTCTTTCAGATTTACAAGTATTTTCTCAATGTATTTATCAGTATCCCAATTAACTTGAACCGAGTAGCACTGTATCTGTTTCTTCTTCAGGTCAACGAAGTACTCATACTCACGGTCAGCGTGGTTGTATTGAGTTATCTCATACTCATCGTTCGGGTCTTTGACTAGGTCATTTACAAATCGGTCAAAGTCAATCTCACTCACGTACTTGCTCATTCGCTCAATTAAATCAAAGCCAACTCCCTCAGGATATCCATCGTGGTGATGATACAACTTTACTTTTCCATATCTTCCAATAACAGTTACTTCACATCTAGTACTCATTTCATTGACTCCTCTATTGTTAAAAGTTTTTCAATTTCGCTTAATAAACTCAAGAACTCAGCTAGTTCTTCAAGGGTGATTAACCCTTTTTGATATTGAGAGATTCTGCACTCAACGTTTTTCTTTACTTCTTCCTTAGTCATCTTTCCGCTCCATTTCAGCACTCAATAAAACAAATAACAGAGGTAAGAAGAAAATCATTATTAAATAAGCTAACTTACTTACGGTGAAGAAGTAAACGGTGGCTACCATATAGAACCCAGCTATGAACCCCATTAAAAACTTTCTTTGAAAATTAGTCATCGTCTTCCTCCTCATCTTCGTCTTCATCATCAATTTCAATGTATCCGTTGCACATCTCAGCTATTTGCCAATCAGCGGTTTGTTTCTTAACATCTTCAATGGTGGATAACTTATCTTCCTCTGTGATTCCTTCGTTCCAATCGTCAACAGCGTCCTCATAGGTGTTGTAGTATGAGTCGCCCATTCTAGGATTTAAGTATCTCATAGCTTGCGCCCAGCTTTTAATCCATTCAGTTCTTCCATAGATATCTTTTGTTTTGAAGATTCCGTTTTCAACATATCCTTTGATTGTTGCTTTTACGAATCCATTTTGGTAAACATTCAATTTTGCCATTGTTCAAATCCTTTCATAAGTGGTTTATTTTTAATTTCTGAACTTAGTATATATGAAAAAATTTAATATGTCAACAGAAAAAATGAAAAAAAATGAAAAAAATGTATTTTTTTTAAAGAACTTCCAAAATAGATACTTCAGTTCTAGAGATTCCAACCTTTACACCGTATGCTAGAACATCAACAATATCATCGTGTTTGTGAGAGTCATCACGAGTAAATGCCTCACACTCAGCTAGAAAATCCTTGTTAAAATTATAAGAGGGGGATTCGGGAAGATAAACTAAACCTGCCTCAATGTAGGTTAATATTGCCTCAACTCGTGTTAATTTATCAGAATCAGGTTTGAGCGGTAAGATAGGGATTCCGCAACTTGCTTTTAATTCCTGGATTAAGCCAGTACCAGACACTTTGTCCTCAACGTATAAGCAAGAACAAGGTGTCTTATAAGTTACCCAGTGATTCCAAAGTTCAACGGCTTTACGCTTTAGTTCAGGAGATTCCCACTTTCCCCTCAATAGGTCAAGAAGGTGAAGTCTGTCGTCTGTGGTAACTCCCCACACTCCAAATACGGAGTAGTCGTTCGATTCCCTTACCTTCTGAGCAGTATCAGCGGTGATAAATACTTTCTTGTACTTATAGGTAACATTCAGAGGATAATATCTAAACCAATCAGTCTTAATTACCTCACCACCGAGGATAATCGGTTCTTGTTGGTATTGGGAGTAAAACAAAAACGGATTGCTTTGTTTCATCTTTAATAGAACTTCAGCCGAGTGTTTTTCCTCCCAAATCACCTCACCTGTTTCTTCGTTCAATGTAGGTAAGATAAAGAAGTCCCAATCATCAGCCTCATTTTCTTGTAGCCAGCCGATTAAATCGTCCTTGGCAAGCCTTTGAGCAATAATAATGATAGGAGTGTTTACGTTGTTTCTTCTGGATTTCAGAGTGTTCTTATAGATATCAACAACGTTTTCCTTAGCAGTAGCACTTCTATAATCACCTGCCTTCATAAAGTCATCAATCATCAAAGCACCACCCCAGCCAGACTCAGCAACGCCAGCACCGAAACCAGTGATAACACCACCTAGGGAAGTTGCTCTGAACTCACCTCCGTTTTCAATTTTCCATAAGTCCTTAGCTGAAGTCGTATCAGAGATATGTATATTAAACAACATTCCGAACAAATCAGACTGAACAATGTTCTTTATTTCGCCAGAGAATCTGCCTACCAAGTCGCTACCATAAGAGGTATGTATAAAATTGCAATAAGGATTTAAGGCGTATCCAAATGCGATAAAATACACTACTATTTGTGATTTTCCATAACGGGGAGCAATACCGATATAGAGATTCGGCTTTTCGTTTTCCCCTTGGATAATCTTTTCAAGTTTTTCAATTATTTTCAAGTGAAACGGCTTAAACACGAACTGTTTCCTGTGCATATAATAATGAAACACCTGTATAAACAACTTCAAAGAAGACCTAAGCAAATATGCGGATTGTTCAGGTTTTCTTGTTAGTTGCTCAATGATTTCATCATTCATTACTGCCATTTTCTAACAGTTCTTTCAGTTTTCTGATTTCCTCAAGGTCAGGTTTGTTATTTACAACACCCATTAAGCCAGAGATTTCTTGTTTGCTTGAGAACTCGTCTTTACGTTTTCGTTCAAGATACCACTTAGCTGTGTTTTCGTCCTTATTATCAAGAGCATAAGCAATAACAGAACGCGACTTTAATATAAGTTTTTCTTTTAACATTGCTTTTCTCTCCTTAAATTCAGGGTGAGATTCCTGATACCTATATAATACTGAAGGAGTTAAATCAGCGTAAATACAAGCCTCTAAATCACCACAACCGATACTAAAAGCTTGTTCTAGCTTGTTAATTATTTCGGGAGTCATCACTGTTGGTCTTCCTACAGTTCTCTTACCGTTAGATTGAGTCATTTTGTCCTCCGTTTTAATTCGTCAAGGGCGTAGTTTATTACGTCCATTTCATTATTATCAGTCTTTTCTATCTGAGTTTTAATCATCTGTAGAAAATAAGTTTCAAAGTACCAGGTCAAATATTGAGGCGTGTACTTACTTACCCAGTCATATATATCAAAAGAAGAATCAACAGCGTTGTAATATGGGCTTTCAGTGGAGTTGTAGGAGCTTGTGTAAGACTGCCTGTAATTATATAGAGTTTCATCAAGGTAGTTTACTTTGATTCCGTGATTTCTACAACAGTACTTAAACCAAAATGGATTGTCCTCGGGTATAGTTCCTGAGAATCGTATGTTCTTTAGGCTATCCAGGGAGTAGATTTTATTCCAGGCAACGCAAGGAGTCAAAATAGAAGTATGACTGTCTAATAAGTGGATTCCTTTTAGTTTGAGTTTTCCATAATTTCTTTTGAATTCTCCAAATGTCCTTGTGTTACATACTGCCAAGTCTAGATTGTCTTTATCAACAGCATTTAACATCTTTTCTATCGCCTTTGGTGAGTAATAGTCATCTGAATCAAGGAACATCACATACTTACTCGGGTTATCTGATACATAATCAAGACAAATGTTCTTAGCACAGCCTTGACCTAGTCTTACCTTGTTTTGTATTAACATAGTGTTATATTTCTTGGCAATACTCACACTTCTATCATCGGAGTTATCGTCTATCACTATACATCTTGCAAGGTTATAATCAACAGAGCTTAAGCACTCGTCAAGGTGTTTTTCGGCGTTTCTCATAGGGATTATCACAGTAACTGGTTTCATCGTTTTACCCTCACTTTCGGAACATTGTGTTCATAGTTATATCTGAAGTACTTACCCCACTTATTCTCCATAGCAGTAACAGAATCAAGCACCTTTGAGCGGAATCTATCAGTAGATATACCTCCAGCGTTGGTATCAATCAAAGCGTAAGCAAAAAAGTAATTCGGGTGTAGTACTATTCTACTTGTCATCAGTTCCTGTAGTATTGCGTCAATATCATTACAATATTCAATATTCCAGTCAACTTTTACTTTGTAGTATTTTCGGTTCACAATTTTAAAAGCTCCACTCGTACTACATACCATAAAGAAGGGATTTTGATAATATGGCTGGCAAGCTGAATCAGTAGTCAGGTAACCAACCCTTAAATCTTCCGTCAACTGAGCTAATCCTTCAATTTCTGAGGTTATCCGTTCACTGTCGGTGGTGTGTTCAAGTGTTTCAAGTCTGAACACAAAATCTATAATATCATCATCACATAGAGCTATCACATCTTCCTTCGCATTTTCTATCACATAAGTGTAAACCTTCAAAGCACTATCTATCTTGTCATCATCAATAGCCCAGATATTCTTTATTCCAGCGTTTCTATAGTCTTCTTCTTGTGATTTCCTAACAACGTAAGTGCAATAATCAAGCAGTTTGTAGGTCGTAGTAGCTCCAGCACGATTATAACTTGGCACGTATATGTTGAAAGAGGTCATTCTATAACCTCCTCTTTCTTCACGAACTTAATCGGTAGTTCATCATACCATACAGCACGGCGCTTTATCTTTTTCTTAGTGCCACTCATAGACACTATCAAGTCCCTTTTGTTTTTCAGGTCAAGTTTTTCTTCCAGCTGTAACCAGTCTAACTCACTTCTGCATACAATCATCACATAGTTGTACTGTTCATAGCGAATAGGCTCAAGCAAGTTAATGTCATATCCGTCATTTTCCTTTTTCTCTTTCTTCGGGTCAATGTCAAAGTAGAGATTCAAGTCAGCTGTCCACTCGGCTAACAGTTCAAGGTCGTCTTGTCCACTATATCTGTTGTCCTTAATATTGATTGCTCGTTTCTCCGCTTTGGTATAACCTATAAGTCTTTTGCATAAAACCTTCGTATTAGGGTCTTTGTTTTTTAAAACAGATACTCTTTGATTTCCTGCAATAATAGAGTTGTTTTCATCAATCACAATAACTCCAAAATCACCTAATCGGTCAAATGAGTTTTTGATAGACTCCAGCCCTTTCTTGTCAATCTTCCTCGGATTTCCGAATTGATTGTTCAGTTCAGATACCTTTAACTCAACAACTTCTATTCTTTTATCAGAATTAGCTTCCACGATATGCCCCCTCTTTTCTTAACTTATACTCAAATTCAGTCCAGTAACTATCCCCGAATAAACTCGGTTCTTTCGGCTCTAAGGCTTTTTCTTCATCACGAATCATATCCCATACAGTCTTCCCAGCTTTCTTTCCTTGGTATGTATGAACATCATAAACCCAGCTCGGAATCTCCATATTTTCTAGTTCGCTCCTTGGTAACATTTCAAGGTCATCATCAGTTAGAGTTTCCTTGATTCTGTCATCACTCCAAAGATAATTACAGTCAATGTAGCAAGCGTCCCTACATTTACGGGATTTACACAAGAGTTCAATTGCCTTTGCAATAAAGATTGTTCCCTTGTTCTTTCCGTTCGTATGTTTTTTTACCATATCTTGCTGGATTTTTAATCCTATGATTGCCCACCCAACATATCCACCTATGTCTTCGGCTGTGATAATCAACATACGATTCCAAAGATATCCCTCGTATTTCTCCATAAGTTGCCAAGCTGCAAAACTAGCCTTTGGTATATCACTCCTTCTAATGGATTTTTGGAATAAACTCGCCATTGTCCAGAAGTCATATCCGTCCCTCGTAAGTAACTGCATTGTTCAAAATTCCTTTCAGTTCAAATTTAATTTACATAAATAAATATATATTAAAAAAAATAATATGTCAAGAGTTTTTTTAATCCTCAGGAGCAAATAAACCGTATTTATTTTTAGCCTCAGAATCAATAGCTGACATCGTTTCGTCTAAGTTAGTCCAGTGATACTCTCTCTTCTTCGTTCTTCCCGTCTTCGTATCAAGGGAGTGAGCAATAAAGTAGTAGCTTTCACCTTTCTGCTTGCCTTCGGTGGCTTTCTCAATGGTAACACCGTGTTGTCCGTATTCCTTGTAATAATACCCACCGTTCTTATCTTTTTCATACCCGTGTTTCGTGTGAGCCTCTTCTTTCTCACCGTTTCCACCTTTGGATTCAATAAAGCTCTTAACAGCCTCTTCCTTGGTTTGTCCTTTCTTAATCGGTATATGATTTCCTCTAACTGTTATCCATTCCTGAATATCCTCATCATCAGCGTTTAACAGCTCGCTAATCGTATATTCAAGTTGATTCCACAACAAGCCGTTATTTCTTTGCAACCAGCTTGCCAATCTTCCGAATACATCTTGCTCACCAACAGACAGGTCGCTTAATCCTTCAATCTTCAATAAAGCTTGAACAATCAATTCACGGAGTTTCTTAAAGTTTGCTTGTGTATCCTTAGATACTTCAGGTGTGAGTTGAGCAACTCTTTTAGTTACTTCTTCACTTAGCGGTGGTTCTTTACCACGTCCCATATATACAGTTTCAAAGATTTCATCTTTAAAGTCGTATGTTTCATCATTATCACCTAATCTTTCAGCAAAAAGGTGATTCGGATAAAACAGCTTACCTTTTGCGGTATAGTGGATATCCGAGGCGTAGTTACTCATTGCTTGCACAAGGCAGACAATCTCAAAAACTTCATCAAAAGACATATTATTTCTCCTAGGTTATTTACTAAAATACATTATCTACAAAATCAGACTGAAAGTCAAATTTTTCTTCAGCTAACTCCCAGTCTTCTTTTGTCTTTAACTCAATCGCTTGTGTTTCAACCTCATTTTCAGGTATATCAGATTCTATATTTTTCTCATCAAGCACTATATCATAAAATGGATTGTTCAGTAGTAGGCAGGTGAATTTTACCTGTGTAACCTTTCTAAATGCGTTTTGCATAATTAACATTCTCAAGCCGTACTGTTTCAGCTCTCCTATGATAAGCTTAAAATCAGCCATTGAATTTAACCTCCAAGACTTAATTTTATTATTGTATCCGAGTTTGACAGTTTCCATTTTTTCGTTGGTAACACAAAATTTCTCAGTTAGTTTCTTGTTCACATTAAAATAAAGTTTGTTGTTTCTTTTATAAATACAAAGATACATATTGCCCCCTTAACCGTGTTTCTTAAATTTTACATTCTGATTGCTATAATCGGGTCTTTTCTTTCCAGAGATTAAAATTCTTCGTGATATTTCATCGTTGGCGAGCCAAAATAAACGTTCTTGGTAGTCCTCAATAGATTCATCAGGGTTAATCGGGTTGTGAAGTCGGACGTATCGTTTGCTGTCCTCAACAACGGTGTCCATACGATAGCTTTCACATTCAAATAAATCCATTGTACTCTCTCCCTCAACAAAATGATATATCTTCCTCTAAATATGTCAACTACTCCATTTTAAAAAGTTCAATCAAGTAATTAGGATTATCCCTCAGCATATTGAACAATTTAACCAGTGCCTCAATCCTTTTGACAATAATCGGATACCGAGGTTTACTCAGTCCTTTCTCAAAGTTATAAATACTGCATATATTACACTTAATCAGTTCTGCAAGAGTTCTCACAGATACTCCAAGTTCTTTTCTCATTGATTTATATTCATTCATTTTTACTCTCCACAAAATAGGAGAACAATCAAGCAAAACGCCACTCCTAGTGTGAGTGAGTAAGTCAGCACCCAAAATAAAGGGCTTGTTTCTTGCTCACAATAGTGATTCAACATTTTAATTGCATTGTTCAGTTCTTTTACTCGCTCAGCCTTCGGATTTCTGTCGCCTCTTTCATAGTGTTGATAGGTCGTCCGACTCAATCCTAAATATTCAGCAAAGTCATATTGACTATATCCGAATTTCAGCCTCGTTCTTTTTAATCTGTCTTTTAATCTAAACATTCTCCAATCTCCTTTTCATTTCCATAATTCTTGTTCGCAGTTCATCAATGCTCATTTTGTAGGTGAATCTGCTGTTCTCTTTTATCTCCTGTATATCTTCCTCGGTTACAACTCCCTCAATCAATGCTCTTGTTTTTAAATCTTCCAGCAAGGAGATTGTCGGGTTGTTGTGTATCTTCAGAATATGGCAGGCGTAACATAATGATACGCAGTTCCTCGGGTCAAATCTGTATTTCAGACTTCTTGCCCGTGATACAATCCAGTGGTGGGATTGCAGGCTTTTAATTTCTTCAACGTGCCCACCGCATAAAATACACTTTCTGTCCCTGTTTCTAACATATAAAGAACAGAGTTTATCAAGCTCATCTGTTAGTTTCTTCCGCTCACTCATTTCCGTCTGTTCCAATATGTTTATATTTACCAGTCTTTTCATCAAAGTGCCATTTACGTTGCTTGTTTATTTCCCATTTCTTTAAAGCTTTACGCATAGTATCACTTCCCATTGTGATTACGTTCGGCAGAATTTTAGCAAGTGCCTTTTCTACCTTGGGTGAGAATCTGTAAATCCCAGCCAAGCAAATAAAACAATCAGCTTGTTCATTCAACATCTGCTCTTCGTCTTCGGCATTTTCCTTTTCCTCAAATTCCTCAGCCAGCTTTTCAATCTGTGTTTCAAGCGTTGCTTTCGGGAAAATATCAGCGTGTTCTTCAGCTATCTTTGTTAAAATACTCATTGTCGCATATACTCCTTTGTAAACCCTCTTCTTTCTAAATATCTGTCAGGAAGTTCAGGTATTTCCAGCGTGCCTTTGGTCTTTTCTATCCAAAAGCAAATCACCTGTGTCATATAATCGCAGAACTCCCCTATATTCATTTTGGTTGTTGTTTCTTTTCCAAATACCTTCTTATTTATGTCGTGAATCAAATCTCCGTTATATGGGATTTCAAATTCTCCATAAGTACAACCTGCACCATTAAGACAATCAGATACCCAGCCATTTAACAACCAGTAGTATGAATTTTGAGCGGTTGTCCGTTTTATCTTCCGTTCCTTTACGTCTATCTCTATTCCGTGTTTAGAGTTGAGGAGAAGGGTTTTCGCTTGAATAGTCAAGACTTTTAAAACGTTGTCTAAATCTTCTAACCGCTCGCAAAACATCAGGACTTCCTCTCCATAATGATTAACTGTCCGTCAAAAGGAGAGATTAAAACGTTTGTTGTTTCTTTCTCAGTCCCGTCTTTGGTATATTTCTGAGTTTGTATTTTTCCCTCAACATATACCAAATTGCCCTTTTTCAAGTTTTTTTCAGTCAGGTCAACTAACATCTGGTTTGTGATTAACACATTGTGCCATTCTGTCTTTTCCTTGTTCTCACCTGTGGTCTTGTCTTTCCAGGTTTCAGAAGTGGCAACAGATAATCTCGCCATTCTTCCGTTTTGGGTGTTGTAGATAGTCGGGTCATTTCCTAACCGTCCTACCAATATTGCTTTATTTACTCCGCTCATTTCTTACCTCTCAGTTCGGATACATTATTTTTTTCAACTTCCGTTTGAGTTCATCAGGGATTGAAGGATTGTCTACAATATCCCTGTAATAAACTTTCGGATTCTCCTGTCTTGCTAAAAACGTTGCTATTTCATTTATGTCATCAGGCAACGGCTCTCTCTCAACATTTCTCTTGCTCTTATCCTTGGCACTTGCACTTGCTCCGTCATCGTCTTGTGTCTTAATCCCAAGAACAACAAAGATTGAGTACCTTCTCATATATGTAATAGCACTTCCCAAAGCTTGCGGGTCAATGTCATCAACATACAAAGGCAGGTCGCAAGTTATCATTCTTCCTGAACTGTGGCAAAGCTCTGTATGTATTTCGTAGCAAGGTGATTCGTAAGTTCTAGCTCCCGTCAAGGTCGGGTTATTAAACTTGTCCTTGGCAATAATCACTTTGTCATCAGTCCGTTTGATAACTCCTTCGGTTCTTCTTGCAGTGGATAGAACAATAAAGTTATTCTGCTCTAACTTCGGCTCAATCTCATCATACAACTTTACCAAATCAAGGTATGAATAGTTGAATCCTTTCGCATTCTTCGTGATTGTTCCGATTGTCTTTTGTAAATTTCTAAAATCTTCAAAAAAGTTTGTTTCTTCCATAATTTTAACTCCTAAATCAAATCAATTATTGCACTGCCATAAGCAATATATTTGCTTGGCACTTCCCAAGAGGTAGAATCAGAATCAAGGTCTAAAACTGCCTTGGTTGCCAATTCAGAACAAAGCTCAAATCTTCTATATCCCTTGGGTAACTTCAAATTCACATACCCTCTTGCCAAAGCTTTGTAAACAGCTGAAAACTGAGCTTTGGTGATTTCAGCACAAATCTTATTCCAGTTCGGGTCGGTATCTGTCATCTTATTCTTTTCTTCAATCAATGTTTCCAAATTTCTCATATCAACCTCCCTATGCCATTTGTTCTACTTGTTCTTGTGTGAAAAAAGAGGCTTTTTTAAGATAAAAATAAGCGTCATCTTCCTCATCGTTTTCGTCTTTCTTGCTGTGGTGATTCCAAATTTCTGTTTTGAAAGTGGCTTTCTCACCTTTCTTAACGATAAATCCTAATTTCTTCCATTCAGAGTAGGTGTGAACATCACTGTTAATACCTAACATCTGACAGGTTCTTCCAATTATCTCAAAGTTTGTCATTTCAAAATCCTTTCGTAAATGTTTTCGTTTTTTACATTTATATTTATATATTAAAAAAAATAATATGTCAACATATTTTTTTACATTTTTTCAAAAAAATTTAATATCTCATTCTTATCATTGGTAAACAATCTTTCCCCGTTAGTCCCTACAATGTTATATTTCTTTTCTTTGCCTGAGTAGTGATTCAGAATATAAATTGTATATCCCCCAAGTATTTCATCATCTCTCCTAAACTCCCTTTCGTGTTTCCAGTGTTTTCGGTGTTCTCTGTAACAATCCTTACACTCATAATAAAGTCCGTCTTTGTTGCTTTTCCGTTCACTAAAACATTCAACAGGTAATAATCTTCCACAACTCTTACAAAACTTCTTCATCTATCCCTCTCATAAAATGTATATGTTGCTCCGTCAAAGCCAAAGTCAAAGCGTCCAAGCAGTCCCCTTCTGTTTTTGGCAAGTATAAATTGTGCTTTTCCTTTCGCCTCTTGCATAGCCTCAAGCCAACTTTCGTATTGTTTTGAATTCTTGTCATCAGGCTCTTTATCTTTTAAATGATACTCGGGTCTGTAAACAAAGCAAACAATATCAGCGTCTTGTTCAATACTTCCTGAATCTCTTAAATCAGCCATAGTCGGTGCTTTTAGCTCCCTCCCTTCCAAAGCTCGGTTTAATTGACACAGACAGACAACTGGTATGTCAAACTCCCTTGCTAATTGTTTAAGTCGTGCGGATAAGTAAGACACTTCCTCGTATCTTGAATTAAATCTTTTTGCAGACTTTAAAATACTCAGGTGGTCAATAAATACAACATCAGGTTTCCTTGTCTTTGTTTCGTAAATAATCTTCTCAATGGTAATTCCTGGTTTATCACATACATCAAGTGGCAACCGCTCCTTTATTGCTCGGCTTACTCTCACGATTTTCTCAAACTCGGGTTCGGTGATTTTCTTGTAGTCAGTGATTTTTGTGATAGACTTTACCAACCGTTCGTGAAGTTCAATCTTTCCCATTTCTAGGGAGAAAAAAAGCACTTTATTTTTGTCTTTTGCCATTTGATAAGCAAGGTTCATTCCGATAGTTGTCTTGCCTGCTCCTGGTCGTCCACCGATTATCACAAATTCTGACTTTCTGAATCCGTCAATGGAATAATCAAGGTTTCTGAATCCTGTTTTAATTAAGCGTTCGTCTTTCTCTCCTCTGTATCTTTGCTCAACGTTCTTCAAGAACTCGTCGCTTTCGTTCTTTTCCACCTCATCAAAGTAAGTCAAGTTCTTTATTTCATCAATCTTTGAACTGACTTCTTCCAGGTTATCAGAAGACAGAAGTCTTTTTATTTCCCTCTGCTTAAACTTCTCCAATACGCAATATGCGTATCCGTCTAACTGTATGTCATCAGCAAACTTTATATATTCATCAATTTCAAGCAGTTTTTTTAGCTCAAGGTTTCTGTTTTTGCTCACAAGGGTAGGTATATTAAAATTATCCACCTCGTTCATTGTAGCGTAAATTTCTCGGTTTATTTCTCTCTCAAAATATTCAGGTTTTATTTTAGCTGAGATTCTTCCTATTTTTTCAGGTTTACTTAACAAACAGGATAATAAGCATTCTTCCTCCGTAATCATTTACCACCTCACTTTAAATTGTTCTTCGGTTTCTTTCTTCTCACGTTTCATAGCATTTTCAAGTTTTGTAAACTTTTCTCTTAGAGAAGTTCCAGATTGAATTACTGGTATGTACTCCTGTCCTATGTGTTCTTTGTACCACACCAAAGATTCTATTATTCGCTCGGCAGGTATTTTATCCGTTTTAATCATTGAGCGGATAGCCTTCCCCCAGCTCTGAGTGTTGAACTCTCTTTTATAATATTCTTTTAATATACCTTTAAGATATATAATTATATTATCTTTATCTTTATCTAATTCTATATCTTTATCTATATCTTTATCTTCAAGATTGCTAGCAAGATGATTTTCAAGATGATTTTCAACTTGATTTTTATCTTGATTCTTTCTACCTGCATTCAAGCGTTTACCACCCCAGTTGGTAAATTCCTTTACATCAACCAGAGTTTCCAGAAGTTCATCAATAAGAGTATCACCTGTTTTAGCAACGTTGCCTGTTTTGATTAAATCCAAGATTATCTCATCAGGACAACCAAGCCTAAACAAGGTGTCTATTTTCCTTTTATCAATGATTATTTTGATATTTGTTTTATACTGCATTACTCTTTGTGCCTCATAAAAAAGAGGGATAGAAAACTTTCGTTTTTTTGGAGAATTTTATGCACAAAGAGATTTAAAAAAAACTATCCCATATCTAAACATCTAATAATTCCCTTTGTGCAATTACATAATAAATCTTTTAATATAAATGTCAAGTCTAAAAAAGGCGGGGGATTAGAAAAACAAGTCTTTTTAAATTAAAATTCCCCCGTTTCTTAGTCAACACCGATAAGTCTTTCAGCTCCTTCTTCGTGAGTTTCTTGTTCGTGATTACTTTGAGTTTCAGCAACTCAATATAATCTTTTGATTTCTCCTGCTTAATTTTCATTCTCAACCTCATTATATCTTTGCATAACTTGTAAGCATTTCTTACTTGTGCAATATTTCGCCTAGTTTTGATAATGCATTGTATATTGCGAAGTATCCCTTATCCCAAGGATATACGATTAAAGCAAGCAACATAACAGCAAAATATAGAACCATTGTGATAGTAAGCACTACATAAAAGCCAAGTAC